GCGAATAGAATTTACGCATCTCTGCGAACTGCCGTTTTATCAAGTCAATCTTCAACGCTTATTTATTTATCTAACTACACTACTTGTTAAAAGTTCCAAATTTTGTGAGCCGAGGAGGAGTCGAACCTCCGATTATTAGTCTACCACTTTACCCATTGTTAAGAGGGGCAACAAGGCTCTATTCCTTCAGTCGTTATAATAACGACCTACCACATTACCATAGATTTACTTTTCACCTTGTATCGGCTCTGTTACTTATTTAACTACATTATTTTTTAAAAGTTCCAAACTTCTTTTTAATTCTTTTATTTTCTTTTCAAATACTTCTAAGGTTTCTTTCTCGTTCAACTCTAACACATCATCTTTATTCTTTTTAAAGATTAGTGTTATTTCAAAATTCTCTGTAACTGTGTAATATTCTTTCTTCACTTTATTTCTCCATTTTTTTTCGTTCTTGTTTGCTCATCTTGTTCCAGTTCTTTTCTATTGCACTACCCGACTTTCTTCTGTTCTCTTCTCTCATTTCGTGCATCATATCAAATATTATAAAACTCAATTCTTTCTCAGAAAACTCCGTAGGTATTATTTTACCTGAGTCATCCCTTATTGTAGGAAGTTCAAGTTTTCTATATATCTCTGCTATTTCTGTATCTTTCATAATTTCTCCCAAAGGGGATGCATTACACACCCCCTTTAATTTCTGTAAGTTAGTTTACTTTCTGTACTTCGTAGCCGTACTCAGAACCCACATAATTTATGTGCTTTGACGTAGTTACAGACCACCAACCAAGCGGTGTAATTGTTCTGTTCTTGTGGTCAATCTCTGCAACTCTTGTATCATAGCTATATACTGCATCATCAGTCGCCCTGAGGTTTTGTTTGTATCTGTCGAATGTTCTCACTTGTTACACTCCTTTTATTATTCTTTTAAATTCTTCTTGTACTGTGTCATTTAAACCACCTAAACACCATTTAAACTGCTCTTGCTCTGTACAATCTTTATATTCCTCAGAGAAAAAATCTTTTAAATTCTCTTTGTGGTTTGTTTCTGTGTCTTCATCTAGTATTACAACTCCATCAACTTCTATGATTACTTTTACTTTTTTCATTTGTTTTTTCTCCGTTTGTTTCTTGTTATACTCAGGAGGTCGGGAAAAGTTCCCAACCTCCCAAAGTTTTTTTTATTATCCTCTTTCTTTTCTTAATGACTTTAAAACTGTATCAATTGAATCAATAGCAACTGCGAGACTTGTCTCTAGTGGCATATTCCTCTTAAAAATATCAATTGACTCTGCTTCTTTTGTTAGGTCTTCATATTCAGCAACTAAATTTCTTTTGGCATATTCCAACTCTTTTATTTTTTCTGAGATAGTCAACATTTTAACTTCTGGCTTTAGTGCTTCAAGCGTGATTTGTTCTAGTAATGATTCCATTTTTTACTCCTTTGTTTGTGTTATATATACTATACTATTTAACTAAGAAAAAGTTCCCGATATTTAAAAAAAAATATAATCTTTTTTTGGAGGGTTGTGTGCGGGGGTTGTGGTATTCTTTTGAACTATATAATATACTTTATTTATGAGAGCAAGTTTACTTACACAAATAACCCTTATTTACCTGCCTACGTGCACAATATATAATAAAATTAAACTACGAACGTGCACAAACTTATATAAACTACCCACGTGCACAGAATTTAATAAATATAGGTAAAACCTACTTACGTGCACAAAAATATAAAAAAATAAAAAAAGAAGAGAAAAGGGAGCCTTTCGGCTCCCCATCTCTGTTCTGTGTTATGACTGGAACATCTCAGTTTGATTAGGGTCTACAAATGGTGCATCGTATGTATCTTTACCATATTGTAACAATCCATCAACTACCAGAGCATTGTTTTTGATAGCTCCTTGAGTTATCTTTTTCTGGTGCCATAGCATTTCAGTACCAGAGTTCATTAAGTCCCATGCTGTAAACTCAGTACCATTTTGTGGATAGTCCTTAGATGTTAGCATATTCTTAACAATCTGACCGTATTGCTGAGTTGGTAACTTTCCAAGATAAGCGTTGTTTTCTGAAAGTACCTTTAGCTCTTGAAAGTCAATTGGTTTCTGTAATTTACCGCAAGCTTCAGAAAACTGATTAAGCATGTACTGAGGGTTATTACCAGTAATTTGTAATACTGACTGGTTAATCTCAGATTGCCAGTTGAGCTCATTGTTTAGAGAATGTCTAAACGAATAACCAAACTGGTGAGTCTTAGACCTCATACCGTTAAGACATTCAAGTCTCATAAAGTAGCATAAGATACCAGCCCTAGTACTGGAGTCATAACTATTGATAATCTCCATAACTAAGCCTACCACGTCCCCAACTACTGGAACCTCCGATTGTAAGCCACCGTCTGTACATAACCATGTTTCTCTAAATACCTTACCATCAAAGAATACTTTCTGTAATTCCCAGTTCATATTAGAAGCTGTACGAATCTCAGACCCTACCTCGGATATTTCCTTATTAGAAATACATAGGTAGTTCTCTTTGACAATACCAAGTTCAGTATCTTTACCTTTTAACATCATACGAATTGAATGAGCTTTAGAAGCTCCGCCGTATTCTGTACCTAGTGGTAATTTCTGTACCTCAGTAAACGGGTCTAATGAAGAGTCAAAAGAATTGACTATCATAGGTTTGTTTACTGTTTCAACATCAATGATATTACTAGGGTTAGTTACTATTTGTAATGCGTTTTGCATTTTTCACTCCTGTTTGTTTTTTATTAAGAAATTTTAATTGAATCATATACCTCATAGTACATTGGTCATTATGAGGTTGGTACTGGATCCGATATCTCACGCATTGATCGGATAGTTCACGTCCAGTAACCAAAATACTAATTGTCAAAAAACTAAATACAATTAGTATACGTTTCAGAGTTCTAAAAAGTTCCATAATTCTTAAAGTTTTTTAAAAAAAATTGCGACGTGAATTACAACTGGCTTAGACCTATTTGGTTTTTCTAACACAATTTTTCTAACCTAGAAACGGATTGGGGGGCGGGCCATGTGCAAAAAAATCCTTATATAATTTTTTTAAAATTTTTGGAAGTTTTACTGGGCGGGTACTACAAAATACTAGGCGGGTACTATATATACTATATATACTATACATACTACTTACTACTTACTATATATACTATAGTACTATATATATTATATATATATAATATATACTATTATACTATATATACTATAGTACTATTATGAAAAACTTCAACAAACTAAACAAACTTAATTAAATATATATTATCTACCATTTAGATGTCAAGTGTTATTAAATTAAATCATGGAAAGAAACCGTACACTATATCAAAGGGCCAGAATGAATGACTTTCATATTGATAACGTCTATGAGAATCTAGAGCGTTGCCGTGAGATATCACGAGAGTTACAGCTTACAGACATCATAGACCCCAATTCAAAGCAAATAGGTCTCCTATCCGAATTGTTGTACCGCATGAAGAACATGCCAGAGCTGGAGATATTAGACCTAAACCTTCTGGACGATCAGGAACCAAACTAATTTGGCACTGACTCGCACCATAAAGGGAGTCAAGCACTATGCCTACGAATCAGAAGAGGAGTTCCGTAAGGCACACCCTGAAACTCCATTGATTACTGATTGGAAACAGGCAGAAGAAGGAGACTGGTGCGTATCCGATGATGGTAAGATTGTCCAGATACTAAAGAAAGGTTGTTTTGTAGATAAAAAGAAAAGAGACAACGATTATATTAGAACGGTTATTGGAATGTTTAACCACAGAGGTTCAAGTCCTTTTGTTGGTACAATCAAAGATGAGATATATAGATTTACAAAGAAAGCAGGGTATCAAGTCAAAACTGGTGGCTACCTGACAGAAGCAAAGAAAAACTTTGCAAAGTATGTAGCACATGGTATGGATCCTGTAGAGGCATATCAGAAAGCATTTCCCAAGACAACCAGTTTAGATCATGCAGAGAGAAGATCAGCACTACTACTTAAAAACAAAACAGTGAGGCAGGCAGTGGATAAAGAAATAGAAAACTTAATGTCAGAAGTGGGTATTACAAAACGATACCTACTGGAAACAACTAAAGATGTTATTGATAAGATAGACGTTAGAGACAATGACAAGCTTAGAGCAATAGAAACCCTGATGAAGATCTCTGGTTTACTGTCTACAGAAAAGAAAGTAGATTCTGTAGCACTGATACAGGAGTTCTCGGGCTTTACCAGAGAAAAACTACAGGCATTTGAGCAAGGTATATTACCAGAAAAACAAAAAGAACTAACGGATGGCTAACAATCTATTACAAATGGCACAAGCCGCATCAACCAATGTTCATAACAATATTGACAATCTAATACTGAAAACAGAGCTAGATAAATTTGACCAAACTGGTGTTATGTATACTCAACCAGAAGACCCTAGGGTTGCCGCAGAATCTTTTGCTATGGATTTCGCAGAGGGTTTGCTACCTATAGGTGCTGGTGTAAAGCTATTTAGAGGCGTTCCCAAGTGGGTTAAAGGACAAATGGTTAAAGGAGGTAGTTATAAATCTCCGCCTAATCCACTATTAAAAAGAATGAAGAAGCAAATGGATGATTATTTAGTTAATCGAACAGGAGGTGCCCCTTTTGTAGACCCTGAAGGGTATTATGGAGAATATCTTCCTTCAATTATAAAAGGACTTGGCACTTGGGCTAGTAAATCTAAAAAAGAAGCGTTGAGCTATGCTAACTTAGGAAAAAAAGGTGAAAGGATGCTTTTAGAGTTTGATGTGCCTAATAAGGTATTTAAAGAAAAAATAAAATCAGCAAATCCATTTAGAAGAGAAACTTGGTTTGAGGGTGGTATACCTAAAGAGTATTTAAAGAAAGTGCATAAAGGTTTTGAAAATGGCGGTGTTGTACAAAATCTTTATTCAATGATTTAATGAGCAAAAGTTCTTTCAACATTACCCCTCCACCATCAGAGATGGAGAAAAGAGATGAGGTATTAGCAAAAGCATACAGCAACCTTATCTACTTTGGTAGAGCGTTCCTACCTAATGACTTCTTGAAGAAGTCTGAATCAGCACCCTTCCACTACGAAATGGGAAAGAAAATGATAGATACAGCACCCGGTGCTCGTATCTGTAACATTATACCTAGGGGTCACGGTAAATCAGTAATAGCCAAAGCGGCTATTATGCATAAGCTATGCTTTGCCGCTGATGACCAGCAACACTTCATTGCATGGGTATCAGAAGAACAGTCACAGGCTATTGATCACCTGAAATACATTAGATCGCACTTTGAAAACAATAAAATGATACGTTACTACTTTGGAAACATGGATGGTGGTAGTGTAGGTAAACGCTGGACAGAGAAAGATTTGGTAACACCAAAAGGTGATAGGGTTATATCCAAAGGTACATCACAGAGACTTAGAGGTAGGGCAGAGGTGGATGTGCGTTATACTGGCATTGTACTGGATGACTTTGAATCAGAATTAAACACCAAGACACCAGAAAGGCGTGCTGACATCAAGAAGTGGATTGTATCTACAGTGTACCCCGCATTAGAAGAAACACCGGGCAATGAGGGTTGGATATGGCTGTCTGGTACTATTGTACATTACGACTCCTATCTGCAAATGACCTATGATGGCTGGAAAAAGGCACAAGAGGACAAAAGGGAGTACCCTTGGGATGTAAACTTCTATAGGGCTATTGAAGATGGTAAACCGTTATGGTCATCTCAGTTCTCAAAAGAAAAACTGGAAGCAAAGAAGCGTGAGTTTATCGAAGCTGGACTGGTTAATAAGTTTGCTCAGGAGTACATGAATGATGCTAGAGATGTGTCCAGTGCATCGTTTAAGATAGACAGGATACAATATTATAACGGAAGGGTTGAATGTAAGAATAAATTTAACTACCTTATAGACGGTGATGATGCTATCCCAATCAATATCTACATTGGTGTTGACCTTGCGGCGACTGCCTCAGAGACTTCTGACTATCAAGTCATACTGGTCATGGGCATTGATTCCAGCAACAATAGATATGTACTGGAATATTTTCGTGAGCGTATACCAACATTCGATGTTCCCAAGGAGATTATCAGACTTGCGAACAAATATGCACCAGTACGCCGTGTCACGATTGAAACAGTTGCGGCACAGGAGATGGTTCGGGATATGGTTACGAGACTTTCCGCAAAAGAGAAAAGACTTCTTCCCGGCATATTTAAAGGCGTTAAGCCTCCATCTAGAATCAAAAAAGAAGATAGGCTGGAAACCAGTCTCGGCCCTCTTGTTAATTCTAAGAAGCTGTATCTACAAAGAGAGATGACAGAACTGGTAGATGAGTTCTTTGAACATCCAAAGCCTAGAAACGATGATGTGATGGATGCATTATACTATGCAGACTACTTTGCAAAGCCACCGAAAAGCTCCAGAACCAAACGGGAAAGCCTGTTGAATGAACAGGAAACGCCAACCAAACGCATTGCAAGAAAGACGTATAGCTGGATGACTGGTGCACGAGTTTAAATCTATTGCAACATTTATCATTTTATAGCTAACATAGCCTAGTAAAATATTCATGCCAAGATATTCAAAGAGATCAAAGGAAAGACTAGCAACATGCGATCAGCGGTTGCAAGACGTGTTTAATGAAGTGATTAAGCATGTGGATTGTTCTATCTTGGAAGGATATAGAAACAAGGAAAGGCAAAATAAACTATATGATGAAAAGCGTACTAAGGTTAAGTATCCTAATGGCAGGCATAACTCTAACCCTTCTAAAGCCGTTGACGTTACCCCTTATCCTGTGGATTGGGAAGACAGGGAGCGGCAGACCCTCTTTGCTGGGTTCGTTATTGGCATTGCTCGCAATATGGGGATTAAAATAAGATGGGGCGGTAATTGGGATATGTATGAAGAGAAAGGGAGATGGGAAGTAAAAGATAACAGATTTGATGATTTTCCACACTTTGAGATAAAAGAATAATGCCCGGAACTACAGATACAGTAAAAGCAATACTAACCCCCGGAGAGTTTGTGATCCGTAAAGAGGCAGTAGACATGATAGGAGCACCCATGCTAAATATGATAAACAATATGCCAGAAAAAGGCGGTCACTCAAACATAGATAGTCTTATAGAAAAGGCTACAATGGCAAACATGAAAGGAATGTATGGCGGTGGTATGGTACAGGCTGGGCCAAAGCCAATGGGCACCGGAGGTATGGTAGATGCTTATCGTGGTGGCGGTATGGTTATGGATCAGTATGGTCATGGTGGTAAAGTAAAAAAGAATTTAAAACCAGTTCCAAAAAATAATCCCGGTCTAGGCAAGCTACCAGAGTCAGTTAGGAATAAGATGGGTTATATGCAAAATGGTGGAGAAGTAGAAAAAATGCAAGGCTATCAAAACGGTGGTTTGTCAACATTACTTTCAATGATTAGTCCTAAGAGAAGAAGGCAAATGGATTATAAAGCAATGGTGCCTCAAGATATGCAAAGGTCTTTAGAAGAAACGGAGCCTAAAGAGCTTAGAGATGTAAAAGAAATAGAAGCAATTAATAGATTAGTTGAAGAAAGGGATAGAATTGATGCTCTTAATAAATTCTTATATGGCATTGTTCCACAGGCTCTGGGTGAGCAAGGAACGGTTGCTGAGAGTGTGCCACTTCCCACTGCTGATGCAGAGACTTATTACAAGTCCATAGCGGGTTTTTATAATCCAGACATGTATTTTACCTATGAAGATCAGTTAGATAGGGCAAAAAGAGCGTATGAGAAAAAGCAACAAGGTGGCTTAATTGGCTATGAGAATGGTGGAATGATAGGCCCTCTATTGCCACCAGAAATGATGGGACAGGCAATGAATCAACGATTAAGTGATAGTATTGATATGAGGATGCAAAATCCACAGGCGGGTGAGATTGGAATAGCTCGTGAGCAGGCTTCTGCCTTACAAGACAGCATCAACATGAACACTGTGGATAGTGCTAGAAAGTCATTGCAGTTAATAAAGCTTCAAAGTTTATTAAATAATCCAGATATGTCAACTCAACAGTTTACGCAGGGAGAGTTTGCGGTTCCATCTGAAGAGGTAGATTTAATAACTAAAATGGTTTCCATGTCTCGTGATGCCGCTAATGCTAGAGCTTTAGATATGATGAGGATGAGCATGGGGTCAATGTCACAACCTAGAGACAGCATGAACGGAAAGGTAATAGAATATATGCCTTATTATTCAAAGTAATATGGATAAAGACCCTAGAGCTTCCTATAACGAAGAATTATATCGCCAATGGCGTGATTCAAGATCCGACTGGGACACAGAGGCCCGTAAGGATATTGACTTTTATCTTGGGAATCATTTCAGTCAAGATGAATCTGATGAATTATCTCAGAGAAATCAGGCAGACATACCAATGGATAGGATCTCTGCCGCTATTGAAAAATTTAAAGCAGTACTAACATCCAGACCACCAGCGTTTACTATAACCCCTAGAGAAGACTCCGATGTACAGGTTGCTACATTGTGGAGGACGGTCATGGGTTATGTGTGGCAAAACTCAGATGGTGATTGGCAGATGAAACAGGCAATACAGGATTATGCTACTACCGGCATGGGGTATCTGTATGCTTACATTGACTCAGAATCAGATTTCGGTAGAGGTGACGTTAAGTTCACTTATGTTGACCCGTTTAGAGTGTACGCATCTCCCAGCTCTAGAGATCGTTGGTTTGGCGACTCGGATGGCATTATCCTTTCCACCATCCTAACGGGGGAACAAGCCGTCAACCTCTACCCTGAATTAGCAGATAAACAAGACCCGCTTACTGGAGAGACTATACCGGGACTCATAAATGATATATCTGGGTTTACTTATGATGAAGAAGATTACCCAGCTTCACAAAATAAAAATTCAATGGTAGTGTTTACACCAGCAGATGTAAAAGATAAAGATTATTATCAAGTAAAAAAGTATCAGGTATTAGAAAGATTTTATAAAGTCAAGGTTCCTTATTACAGAGTCATTGACACGCAGACACAGGATGAAGACATTCTGTCTCAAGAAGAGTACGCCAAGTTCTATCAGGAAAACAAAGAAGCGTTTGACATTAATGCATTTACAGCTATAGAAGTCTTACAGACTAGGGTGAAAGTATGTGCATCAATGGGAGAAGTTGTTTTGTATGAACAGATTTTAAATACAGATGAATACCCAATTATACCACTTCCAAACATTTGGACTGGTACTCCATATCCAAAGTCTGATGTATCTAGGGCTAGACCAATGCAAAGACTTCTAAACAAGTTGTGGTCTTTGGCACTGTCTCATGCACAGGCATCAGCAGGCTTAAAGCTTTTAGTACCTTTGGGTAGTGTGGACGACATAGATCAACTTGAAAAAGACTGGGCTAACCCGAACGCAGTCATTGAAGTGGATTCATCTCAAGGCGAACCGCACTACCCTGCTCCTCAGCCGCTTGCTGGTGAGTTTTACAGACTGATACAGCAGTCAGAGTTTTATATAGATTTTATCTTTGGTCTACCAGAAATGATGCATGGCTTTGCAGAGAAGGCTCCAGAGACAATGAGAGCTACAGAAAGAATGATAGCACTTGGTAGTGAAAGACCAAAGTCCAAACTCCGAGACATAGAGTTTAGTATTAACAAACTGGGTAAGGTTTTGTATAACCTATCCAAAGGTCATTATACCTACAAAAAGATTTTTAGACTGGCACAGCCAAATAACAACATCACAGAGGTTATGGCAAACTTCTATACAGATGTGTCTCAGGCAATCTTAGACCTGAAAAAAGAAAGGCACATGCTAGACCAGCACGATGTAAGAATTGAACCGGGATCAACAATGCCATCCAGTAAATATGCAGAACTTGCCGTATATCTAGAGGCGTTCCAGATGGGCATTGTAGACCGTTATGAAGTATTGAAGAAAAATCCTGAGCTATTTGATAAGGAAGGTATTATGAGGAGAACAGAAGAGAAGCAGTTGATGCAACAGCAGATACAGGCAATGGATGCTCAGATAAAGAATTTGCAAGGTGACTTGCAGACAGCCCAAAGAGAATCAGTCAGTGATAGAAAGAGAGTCGAAGTTGAGAAGTTCAAGTCACGCTTGAGCGAAATCAATTCCGAGTCTAAGGCTGATAGAAGGGTACAACGTGGAAAACTAGAAAACGAGGTGAAGCTTGAGGTGGAGAAATTGTCCAGTAATCTCAAAGATGTACAGAGAAAAGTCAGTTCTACTCCAGAAGCCTAAAGACATCTAAGGAGAAACTATGTCAACACTAGAACAACAGGAAGTGAATATCCCAGCCGAACAGCCCGGTGCTAATAGTGCTTTTGAAGAGGATATCATCAATCAACAGGCAGGCCCACAGCTTGTCGCTGAAGATCAAGAACCAGTACAGGAAGAAATTCCTGCTGTAGATTATGAAGCTGAGTCTAAAAAGTTTCAGTCTATGTATGATCGGTCACAGGCCGAAAATGCTAAACTGCAACAAGGTGCTCAGATACTACAGCTACTAGAACAGAGACCTGATTTAGTTCAGATTCTTGAGGATGGTATAGCCGGAAACAGAACACAAGAGCAACCAGAGCAAACAGTAGGTAAGGATGATTTCAATCCTTGGGATGCGTTTACAGATGAAAACTCTGAATCAGGACGGTACGTTAATAACAAGATAGAGAATCTGGTACAACAGAGATTGCAATCTGCGTTATCCCAACAACAGCAACAGATACAAGCTGAGATGCAAATGCAAAACACTGTGAATGAACTGAGAGGAACTTATAAAATGTCCGATGGTGATATTCAAGAGTTCTTACAGTTTACAACACAGCCTAAAGAGAGAGTGGGTTTGAATAATCTAGTTAAACTTTGGCAGATGCAGAACGGCCAATCCGTTGCTAATAATGATACAATGGAAGCGGTAACTGCGGCACAGCAGGCTCCTCGCACAGCGGGAGTTCTCCAAGGAGAGCCACCAATGCCTAAAAAGACTGACACAGACAATATGTTTGAGTCAATCATGGCAACTGGGAACTCTGGAAGATTACCGTGATTAATAATAACCACATAACACAAAGGTAACAAAATGGCAATATCATACAATTCTGGAGTATTAAAATCCAGTGATATTACTGCTACTACCTCTGATGCTAGTGTAGGTCAAAGACCGGATAGAAGACGAATATTTAATTTCGGCGACAGAGTTGCCGAATTGGCTCCAGAGGAGTCTCCATTTTTCGTCTATCTAAATCAGGTTGCTAAAGCACCTACCGATGACCCAGTGTTCCGTTATTTGGAAAACCGTAACCGTATTAGCTTTACAGATCGTTCTTTACTTCTTAAAGGTGCTGTAAATGGTGGTTCCGCTGTTTCCGCAGGTTCTTCGTATTCATTTACTGTTGATACTGCTGGCGGTGCCACTGTTGACTACCTAGTAAAAGGAATGGTTTTGGCTGTCGGTACAGTTGATTCAACTGCTGGATACGGTCAGGCATTAGTTAGGGTATT